AGTTAAGACCTCTTTGGTTGGTCCTTTGATTGCGAAGTCAACCATTACATCTGTTGCGAGAGCAATCATAAGTAAGGATGGACACATACCACAATCTGTGAAATACTTTTGAACCAAATGTGATTGATTCTGAAATACGATTTGTTCTTCTTTTGTTCTCATTTTAATAGTTTTTGTAAAGGTCGGATAAATGTTGTTCATATGCTGCTCTTTCAGCCTCTCTTTTTTCTTCTAACCAAATTTCATAATCCATATCCAAGTCATCGGGATAAGATGTATTATCGAAGTCCAATTCGAAGATAGTGTCCAATAGTTTTTTTGTTTGTCCCATAATGTGTTTTTTTTTATAAATAAAATATAGGTGAAGTAGAGTGTAGTATCAAGCAAAGTTAAAAAAAAAAGGGACTTCTAAGAATAGAAGCCCCCGTTATAATGGATAAAAATAAATAAATGAGGTGAGAAAAAAAAAGATGTTAAATGGGATAAACCTGCAAACTCACCTCACCTATAAATATATGATTGTATCTTGGTAAATCAATATTCAACAGGTTCAATTAATAAATCATCTTCCATATCTACATATGTTTTGATTTTTTCGATGTGACCATCCATAAATGATACATCGTGAACCATACCAGTTTCTTCATCAACTTCGTGAATGATGTCTTTGAAATCCTCCACAAGAGCAATTGCTTCAATCAACATATCTTCATCAACATATTCTTCTTCAATTGCTTCTTTTTCAATTTCGAATACTCTATCAGCAACAAGTGCTGCGGAACGAACCATACCAATTGTTTCTTCATTCAGTCCCATATCAATGAAGTGTTTGAATAGTTCGACCGCAACAGGACATATATCAAAATGCTTAGGTCTAACACCATAGATGTTTAAGTCCTCAGCCAATACTATTGGACCTGATGGAACAACAACCTTAGATGCACATTCTCTATACGCTTGTTTGTAATCAACACCTTGTGCTTTCTTTTTTGCAATGCACATTCCAAGAGCGGAGTCCTTTGGTATCTCTCCAAATTCTTCCATTTTTGCCCAATACTTGTAATACGAATTAAAGGAGTTAAGACAATAACCCATTCTCTCTTTCATATTAGGGAACTGACCTCTCATCTTTCCGTTCTTAGAACAACGGGACAGATAGTTACCTCTGTTCTCATTCTTCTTTGGTTGAAGAACGAATAATTCATCTTTGGACATTTTCTCTTTGAGTTGAGAATAACATACTGCTATTCTTTGTGCATTATCAGGATACTCATCAGCGATGGCTCTCGCACATCTTGAAATGTAGTCCTGTTCTTGTTCTCCTTCTTTTGGTTTTGGAATTGGCATTATAGACCTGATTTAATTTTTATATTATAATCCACAACAATAATAAGATGGGTCAGCGAAATAAACCATACCAGGAAATCTTGTATTTTCAATTGAGTTATACCATTGACCGTTGTTTAAGTGAACACCTGAAAAATAATTCTTCCCAAGATGTGGTTGCAATCCATCATTACTTGTCCAATTGTATACCAATGGATAGTTGTTTGAATTGAAAACAATCTCTTGAATCATTCTCTGTTCGAAGAATTGGCTTCTATCATCCGCTCTTGTTTGCATATACTGCATCTCAGAAATTGTAACAGTATTTTCAGCACCATTAACGATACCATTGTTCTTTATTCTCATAAAGATTGATGGTAATGCTTCTGCGTATGCTGCCCATATGAGCATTGGTTGAACAAAATAATTTAGAAAATTTGCGTTGATATCTGTTAGAGTTGAACCAGATACTTGAAGTAATAATTCACGATAGTAACGAGCACCAATAATATATTCCAACTTCGTCTGCTGAACGACACCTATGAATGGGAGTAATACTGAACTCGTAACATTTTGGTCAATGTCTGTAAAGTTCTTTAACTTGTTTTCAGAAACAAGTAATATGTTCTGTGGAATTATTGCTTGACTCATTCGGTTATATTTTCATTCAAATTTTTATTTTCATCAACTGCGACATCTTTTTTCTCATCAATTTCTTCAACCTTGATTGGTGCTTTATCAGCGATGGTAACCATTTCAAATTGGTCTATTTCAATCTCTGCTGGTGTCTTGTCTCTAAGTAATAACAACTTCTCAAATACCTTCTTAATCTCTGTCTGTATTGGTTTTACAACAAGGTTATGGAAGTGGTCCTGTGCTTCTAAATGGTCAGGATTTCCAAGTTGACCTGGTGTGATAATACCAAGTAATTCAGGAGATGAAATTTGATGTGATGTTAAGATTGCTTGTTGAACCATATCATTGAGTTCTGTCCACATTGAATCAGAACCATTGTGAGGGATTGGTTCAATTGTTGGTGCTTGGTCCTTACCATCACTGAATGTTAAAAACAATTTCCCTGATGTGTTGCTACCACCATACTTTGCAATCAAGTTGTTATAGATTTCTTCTCTCTGCTCGGGGTCAGGTATACCTGAGTTGATACCAACAAATAATGATGGAGATAATCCATTAACGATGTTGTTATAATGCCAGTTGAATATTTCAACCTGAGTTGAGATGGCTGTTGCTCCACCCCAATATGTAGGTGTTGCGTAGTAGTTATTTCCTGCTGAGTGTGTTGTATAATAAAATACTTGTGATGGTTCTTCTGCGTTAGGATTAAACGATGGAAGTTTTCTTGGAATGAATTTTTTTGGGAATGCCCAATCAGCGCAGTAATACCAGTTATTAATTCTGTCGTGATAATCTGTTCTCTCTGCTCTTAGTTTTGATGTATCCATATAATACATTTCAAAACCCATATCTCTATCCTTTCTCCAAACTATATTGATTGCGAAGGCTCCGTATAAAATAAAGTCGAGAACACATTTTTCCCATATATCATACATTGTATCACCAAGAGAATTGACCATTACCAATCTATCATCTTCACCTGATACAAGTTTGATTGATTCTCCACGAACGGCATACCACTTCGAATTTGCTGCTGCTCTATGTGTTGGGGATGTGTTGTATAAACGAATAAGTTCCTGAGGTGCAAGATTAGCGACACCGTAATATACCCAAGGCGTTCTTGTATTAATGATTAAGTTTTCCTCAATTATTGGAACTCTTGCAGGTGCAAAATCAAATACTTTTAGGATATTTTCTTTATTTACAGATTCGTTCATATTCATAAATATATTTTTTTAGACACAAAATGACCAATCGACAGGCTTTTGTATAATATTATCAATTTGTTCCTGTGTTAGACATTGACTAATCTGTTCTGTGTCTACAACAACTGCATATCCTTCAAATTGAGTATAAGCACTCGTTGCACCAACTGAACAAAATGAGTATGGTCCATTCATCCAAGTGAGAGTTTGACCGTTAGGAAATCCCATACAAGTATTAATCTCGTTTATTAGGTCCTCTGCTGGTTGAAATTCTTGAAATAATAAATAACCTTTCATATTAGTATTTTAATCCCCACTTGGTTTTTAGATAAGATAATAGATTATTGGTCTCAGTTGTAGTCAATTCTCTTGTTATTAATAATATTTCAGCGATTTGACCAACATAAGAACCAGCTCCTGATTCATTTATTAAGAATAGAGTTGATACGCCAGGGAAATTCTGTGCTGATGATTGAACTGAGCCACCGACATCCGAATTTGTAGTTGCAGAACTATTGATACTCATATAAGAAACAATGGTTGCAGCACTGGTTGATACATAACTTACAATTGTTTGACCTGTTGCAGGTCTATTTGTTAATACACAATCTTGTCTCCAAAACTGACCTGAGGTGTTATTAAATGTTGCATTTCTAACAGTTGTAGAAGTTTGACCAGGGAATATGGTATAAGAACTACTATCTGAGTTTCTTGAAAATCTAAATGTTTGAGCGTTATTAGGTTCACTAATCACGAAAATTCTTGTCCAATTCGTTGACGCGGTGGTTGCAACAATACCCTGTAACCAGTTATCAGAGTTTGTAACTGCTGATATACTAACACCTGAACCACCTGTCCAAGAAGTAACCTCAGGTTGATTTGATGCCGTTGTTTGAGTAAATGCAGTCATACCACCATACACCCCTTTGTTTGTAATTCTTTCCAAGAAGTTTGTTCCTGTTCTGAAAGTCATTGTTGAACTATCAGAGAAGTCAACCCATATCTGTGGACTTAGTGATGAAGGATTAAACGGTGTAGGACTTGGTGTTTGAGTCATTGTAACAGATGGTGTTGGTGTAACTTGTGTCGATGTAGGAGTTGGTGTTTGAGTTAATGTAGGTGAAGCGGTAACAGAAGGTGTTGGTGTTGGTGTAGGACAAACAGCAGGATATGCGATATATGCAGTTGCTGTTCCAACCCCACCTGAGAAATTAACCGAACCTGTGCCAGGGAAATACTCTCCACCAATAATATTTGTTGTGAAGTTTCCGTATGCAGTATCACCAGTCATTGAAGAACCTGAGAATAAAGGACTTTGGT